ATTCTGAGTTATATCAGATACTTCTCTCTTGGAACCAAATGCTCTGCGTACGCCACTAGCTAATGTTTCATATCTAGTTGAGCTAGATGTAAGTATATTTGACGCATCATCGTGAGGCAATCATCCATCGTGCTATAAGGCACACTACTTAGCGTATGATTAAAAGAGGTCATCACGACAAGCATATATGCGAGTTTCATCTCAAGTTAATTTTAACCTGACGAGTCAGTAGGAATATTTAGATACACAATAAGACCTACACCAATTAATAAAGCAAAGAACAAGGTGATTAAAAAAGCCGCCAAGACATTTTTTAATGTGTTTAATCTTTTTGCTTTTTGTTTCTGTATGTTCTGTTTTGCTTCTTTTGCCTCTAACCGAAACTGTCTTTCAAGCTGGATAAATTCATCCCACGACCCTGATGGACCATATAGCTGCATCCATTCACGCAATTCGTTGCGTTGCTGCCGCACCTGATTTCTGGCACTGACAATTTCTATAGCTCTGCTTGATGCATTATCTCCTGTAATACTGCCTCGACTAGCAGCTTCTTTCTCAACTGCTTGGACCCCAGACATCCATTTGCCCAGTGCTGTACCGCAATCAGCAACTGTTCTACCATTTTGAATCATTTGCTTGATAGCACCAAACGCTTCGTTGGCTACCTTTATGCCAGCAATAGCACCTGTTATGGTGATGGGATCAACCATTTTTTCTCTGCTGCTGCCACGCCTTTGCTTTGCCCATTGCTCGTGTCCCAAACCAGAAGGATATTATAGCAGAAAAAATAGCGGCGGTATCGTCATCCCAAGCTGTCGTGATCGCTGTAGTCCAATCAATATTTTGATTAACAATCAATGCGTAAATCAAAACACCCTTTGTC